CGTGACAACGACGTGTGGCGTCTGCAAGAAGACGACTTCAACTCACTGATTCAGGGTCAGAACCCTGTGCCTGCCGATGTTGATGGCACTGCTTCCGTTTAATTCAACAACAACCATCGGGGACAACCTGTCCCCATTCTTTTTTACCTCAAGGAGTTTATTATGTGTTTAATCATTACAGGTCAGTCTTCCAAAGTTCGTTCAACCCTGCTCGACACGCACGGGTTACTCAGCGACATCTTCACATCCAACCCTGACGGCATTGGGTTCATGTACGGCACAGCCAAGGGGCTCAAGGTCACCAAGTCCTTGCCCAAGAATCTCGGCGATGCTACTGCATTCATTCAGCGCCTGCCTCAAGACGATCGTGAGATTGCTATCCACTTCCGCTGGACTACACACGGCAAGACCGATATGCTCAACTGCCATCCATACGACGTGATCCCTGGCTTCATCGCCATGATGCACAATGGCGTACTGCATACAGGCAATGCCGCTGACACGTCCAAGTCTGACACATGGCACTTCATCAAGGACTACTTGCACAGCGCTGTGTCCTCTGCCCCTGACCTTGTGTATGACGCAGGCTTCGTTGCTATGCTTGAGGAGTTCATCGGCAACAACCGCTTCGTGTTCATGAACGGCGAGGGTCGTGTGCAGCACGTCAACTTCGATCAGGGTATCGAGCACGATGACTTGTGGTTCAGCAATACCTATGCGTGGACGCCATCACGTCTGATCCCAAGCTACAAGAGCACGACTGCACTCAAGTCGTACAAGTACACCAGTGCATATGGCGGCTACATGGATGACGAGTACGACGAGATGTATGACTACAACGCTAGCTTCAACGTCAAGCCCCGTGGTATCAGCGCACACAGCGCCAACTACGACGAGACAGCGTACGACTTTCCTGATGACGAGGATGGCTTCGTTCAGCCAACACCTGAAGACCTTGCTGTTGCACTGACCGAGGCTGACGTTGAGACGATGGAGGTATGGCTTGACCAGATGCCTGCGTACACGCTGACTACTGTGCTCCACTTGTTCCAGCCTGAGCCACTCACGTACACACATCGTGACGACTTGTGCGTTGCCGAGCAGGGCATCTACGATATGCTGATGGAGGGCGATGCGTCTGGTCTTATCAGCATGGCTACCAAGTCGTATGGTGCGGTCAGCACTATCGCTGAGGTCGTGTGTTACTACCTGCAATGGGATGTGCGCAAGCCTGTGTCGTTCAAGCCAACCTTGCCTGCACTGTTGACTTGATTCGTAGTGGGGGTTCGCCCCCACATTTTTAAGGAGGATGTATGAGAAAGACTGGATGGGATCCACCACCCCTGATGCAAGACGATAACCCCCAACTGAGCCAATGGTTTGCAAGCAGACCTGACGCTCGCTATGTTTTTATTAAAAACCAAAGGAGAAAGCAAATGAAATACAAAATGGAAATAGTCATGTCCTACTGGCAGACAGTAGTGATCGAGGCCGAAAGCCGTGCCGATGCTGAGAACAGAGCGCTCTATGAGTTTGATATCACCAAGGCACGCATGGGTGACGGCGAGGTGTACGACACACAGCTTGTCTTTGAACCCACGCCAGAAGAAGCAGCATTCATGGAAGCGTACCTGCGCAATGTGGCATCCGCCACTCAGGACAATGTGCTGTATTTCCTTGAGCACAGGAAAGATGAGAAAGACCATGATGAATGGTGGTGGACTAGCGTCATGGATGCGTGGCTTGTGTGGCAAGACGCAATTAGATTTAACAAAGGAGAAACGAAATGAAAGTATCAGACACAACTGCGCTACACCTGCGCTGTATCGAGGCAGACCTGCGGGACTACCTTATGAACCCTGCCGAGTACCGAGTCACGCACCTTGAGGACATTCATGTCTTGTTGCTCGAGGTCATGCGCACACTTGCCGTTGCACCTACAACCGAAGGAGAAAACAATGATGACTAACTGGGAAAAGTTCGAAAGAATAGTACTTTTGTTAGCGGTAATGATACTTATTGCCGATATTTTTTATTGGCGAGGGTATTGACTTTTGTCCAACACTAGACAAATAATGTATCCATCAAGGAGAAATAACTAAATGAAACACACACCTTACGATACGGGCAAGGTCAAGATTGGCTTGCTCTACACACCCCCTACCCCCATACCTACGCCCGAGGAGACTTGGGTGCAATCTATCCTGTTAGGCGACAAGCAGGGATGGTCAGAAGATACACGCACCTGCGTGCTTTCCGTAGCGGCTCTCGCCGCAATTTTTATTGTCATGCTACTAACAGGAGGAATCTAAATGCCTGACATTCAAACTGCCCTGCGCTCTGCGCTAACTAAGACTCTGCAAGCTTGGGATGATGACGAGGTGGCGCCCCCTCCTCCCTCTGCCCAACCAGTGTCAACCTCTTCTTCTCCCTCAACTTCAAGCCAAAAACCAGCCATGATTAATCAACACAGAATCACCAACAACGTCTCACGCGAAACCTTCAACTACATCAGAGACAACCCCGGCTCCACACGTCTGGAGATCATCGAAGCGCTTGGGCACAAGGGCTTTGCCAAAGGGTCAGTGTCATCATTGATAGCGCAGATGCGCAGAAGCTACATGGTTCACGAAACCAACGGCCTGTGGTACGCAGATGTAAACGAGTATGTGCCCATCAAGAACGTAAACTACAAGCGGAAAAAGAAAGCCAAGACACAGAAGAAGCCTACGACAGGTATCGGTGCGCTGTTGAAAGCCAAGCTAGAAGCTACGCCTGTGCCTACGCCTATGCCTATGCCTATGCCTATCCAAGACGCAATGGATGCTGCAGCTTACGCCATGGGCGGTATTGCGGCCGCGCCTAAGCGCATGGCAACTACCATCGTGCGCAACCGCACACCCGAAGACATCATTGGCAACATGACTGTGTATCAGGCACGTGAGTTGTATGTGCACTTGAAGCAGATGTTTGGAGGTTAAGATGAAAGACGATGACGATGACATCCAAGACTACGTTAGCGCAAGGAAAAAAGATTCTGTCGAATCATTTCACGAAGTTGTGCGTAACGATACGCTCGAAGAAGTGGCGCTTGAGTTCGATAAGATGCCCTTTGGCGATACAGCGGCGAGTTTCGCCGCATTTGTACGAGGTATGAAGAGATGAAAGTACTCAACCCTTGGGAAGAACTTGCCCAAGTAAAGCGCCCTAGTATCTTCATGGCCGACGCACAGTTTCGTGCAAAGAATCCGAGCAATCAGATCAAGAACGAAGAAGACCTAGGCTATAAACAATTTGGCACGTTCACCCGTGCCAAAGAAAGACAACCCAACAAACACGAAGGAACACTGGAGAATGCCAAGACCAAAGCCCCCCGCCCCCCTAAAGGCACGATACGTACGTTTAAGTGACGAGGAGTGGCTGAAGTTTAAAGAGATGGGCGGTGCTGAGTGGTTACGCAAAGCCATGAGCACACGCCCACGCAACTACTACGAAGTGTTTCAGCACGAGTACAACGAGTCTGACATACGTTTTGTAAAACGAAAATACGAGGAACGAAATGACTAAACCACCCATACCGACAAGCGATCAGCTTGATCTGTTTCACGATGCAACGCGCAAGCACTTGGAAGCGCTTAAAGCCAACGATGTGCAAGTAGCAGGCACTCACTACAAGAGCAAGGCCGTACAGCCATGGGACTACATCGTGGCAAACAACCTTGGCTATCTTGAAGGCAACATAGTAAAGTACGTGTCCCGCTGGAAGGACAAGGGCGGTGTCGATGACTTGAAGAAGGCGCGTCACTACCTAGACAAATTAATAGAAACACAGGAGAAATGACATGACCAAAGACATTGAAGAAACACGCGCACTCAACAACAAACGCGATCAAGTGGAAGCTGCAGTAGAGATTCTCAAAACCGCAATGGGCAAGCAGAAAGTAGACATCGGCATATCTGCGCTCATGAGCTACCTGTGCATGCTTGCGTACCACAACGGCTACCCACTTGACAAGATGGTTGCGTACATGGCAACGCTATATGAAATGCATGGAGCGAAAAACAAATGACCTCAGTAGACAAACTCAAGAAGAAAGACTGGGTCGCGTTGCGGCTCTTGTACCTCATACTGGCTTCAGACCCAAGCGCGGCAGTGTTGCCTGATGTGCAGAAGACAGTTGATCTGTACGGCATGCGCACCATACTGAAAGCGTTTGAGTTGCTCAACCGAGAGATTGCCAACGACGGCAAAACTTTTGGGCATCCAGAGGTTAACCTGACAAGGTACGTTGAAGCGAATGGGGGTTACGATGGCTTCGACACCTGAATCAAAAGTAAAAGCGAACGTACGGAAACTACTTGATGAACTCAAAATCTACCACTTCATGCCCCCCGCTAATGGTTTTGGCCGAGCGGGTATACCGGACATCATTGGCTGCATGGACGGACAATTCATTGCCATCGAATGCAAGGCAGGCAAGGGCACAACCACAGCTCTTCAAGACAGGGAACTGGCCGCCATCCGCAATGCATGGGGTATTGTGTTCATTGCCCGTGAGCACAACCTTGATGAGCTGAAAACACTACTGGAGCTCAAACGATATGAAATACAAGGACTTTGACGACTCGATGTCTGAAGCGGAGCTACACCGCAGGGTGACGGCCATGTCAGACGAAGAGCAAGCCCACTTCAAGCTACTGATCCACAAACTGGTGATGTGCTATGGCGAGGGCAAAGCACAAGGCGTGGTCATCGTTGGCCGCGCTGAAGACCAAATAGCAGGAGTCGTTACCCTAAACTGTAACGAGATGGAGGCGTCGCAACTCATGTTGGCGGCAAACGATTTTTTCGGCTTTTTAAACTTGCTAGACGCACCACCAAAAGAAAACTTTAACTAAAGGAGAAGCAATGGCAAAACTACCATACACATACACAATCTGCCCCGATCAAGAAGCGCCCAAGCAGTTCACTGCAAGTTGTAAAGACATGGGTGAGTTACTGAGGCACAGCCCCAATGGCGACCTGACCATCAACCAACCACGCACCGCTACATGGGACGCATGGTCAGGCAACCACATGGGCATGATTGAAGAGGTGCTGCATGCAATGGCACAGGAGAAAAAGCATGACAAGGGATGAAATAATTAAATTGGTAGAGGACAACGGGCTGACCCTGCATGGCGACATTGAACACTTTGCCGCCCTTGTTGCGAAACACACGCTTGCAAATATTGACCCAAGCAGTTTTATGACATGGCAAGAGGGGTACGAAGTAGGCAAGCAGACCGAGCGTGAGGCGTGTGCAAAGTTGTGTGATGAACATTGTGGTTGGACACCAAGAATGATTGGCGAAACCATCCGAGCAAGGGGAAACCATGACACAAGATGAAATCATTGAGATGGCTGAAAGTTGTGGATGGGACAAAGGAAATACATGGGATGACTGTATGCGTTGTAGCCCGTTCAATATTGAAGACTTTGCCAAGCTAGTAGCACAGCATGAGCGTGAGGCGTGGGTCAAGGTGTGTGACGAAATGTATTACGCATTTCAAGTCAAGCGGAAGATTGAAAACAAAATTGATGAGGAGAACACATGACCGACTGGACACCCGAAGAAGACGAAGCCTTTAACGACGTCGAGAAACACAGCAACCTTGGCAAGCAGATACTGCGTGACATGGGACAGCCGTATCACTTCGAACCCAAGCGTGAGTGGGTGGGGCTGACGGATGAGGAGATTCTGGTCAAGTGTGAATCTGTGCCTGACTACGACATTGGCAATCACGACCTAATTCAATTTGCAAAAGCCATCGAAGCCAAACTAAAGGAGAAGAACACATAATGTTTTACGGACAATGTTGGAAATGTGGAGAACGCTGGGGACTTGGTACAGCATCAACTTGCAAATGCCCAGAAGAGAAACCACAGCGCACATGGGTGGGACTGACTGATGTAGAGATCGTAGACATTATGGATGCGGAGTTAACTACGCAAAACACTGAACACTTTGCACTCTGCCAAGCCATTGAAGCCAAACTAAAGGAGAAGAACACATGACACCAAACACAATTGAATTTAAAACCACAAGCAACACATTGATGGATGGTTGGGTGATGCGTATCACAGCAGATAGGCGCATTGAAGTGAACGAAGATGTTGATGTAACTGAAGCCGCAAAGCAGGTGCTAGAGGCTATGCAGTGGATGCTTGATAAGCAGAAGCGCCCTTGGGTCGACCTGACTCACAAAGAGATCGGTGAGATATACCGCGCAGGGTGGGC